ATAATTCAGAAGCAAGTTTCGGTTTATCTTCGGGTGTCATCTTGAACTCAACGACAGAGCATCGTGAGTGTAGTGGCGCAATAATCTTGTTCACAAAGTTACATGTTAAGATAAAGCCACAGTTAGCACTATACTCTTCCATAAAGTTCCGAAGAGCTGGTTGGACAGTATCAGCATTAAGATAGTCAGCTTCGTCTAGGATGACATACTTTCTGCCACCTGCCAAAGACATAGACGAGGCGAATCCTTTTATCTTAGTGCGCAACGTGTCAATCAATCGACCTTCATCAGATCCGTTGATCACGATATAGTCGCAACCCAGCTCTTCAAGCATTGCTTTGGCAATAGTTGTTTTACCGACACCAGCAGTACCAGTGAGCAGTAAGTTCGGAACATTCTTATTATCGACAAATGTCTGGAAAGTATTCTTCAGAGCATCTGGTAGAATCGTATCAACCACTGACTGTGGGCGATACTTCTCAACGTATAGAAAATCATTTTGCATAATATAGTTTCTCCTCAATATTCATCTATTGTACTACAAGATAGGCGTTGTGTCAAGTATTGATTGGTCTCCAGCCTGTAACCGTGTTGGTGCGGAACGACCGCCAAGCCTTTACGTCTATCCCCCAAACAGGGATGTCTGCTGTGCTACCATTAACAGCACTGACCTTAATACTTGAACCAGCTTGTTCGGAGATAATCTCAGGGTTGAGAGTACAAGGCATCACCCTTGTACCCCCATCGTCCACTTTCTCATAAGTGACTTCGACCACACCCTCTTTGAGATGTTTAATCAAGTCATTAACAACAGACTGCAACATTACCCAATCACCGTTTCATAAAGAGCTTCAACATCTTCCATCTCACCAACAGCTTCCGAAAGGTTTTGTTTGTGATAGATTTTAGACATCTTACCAAGATACTTCTTTGGGATATCTACATCATCAGCAAGGTTGTTGATCGCTTCCTTAATGAACTCGCGTTCAGCTTCCATTCGGGTGTATGCATTACTCACTTCATCCATACATGTTTTGATACGTTTTTTGTCTTCATCACTAGACGGTAAAATAATATTGCTCATTAAAACTGCTCCACATTACAAAATAGAAAGAGGCAGACACATCGTGCCTGCCGTTCAAACTTAACCTGAGTATTTGCTGCCAGCTTCAGTAGCAACCCAATACTCAACAACAGAGCCTTTGAAGTTTGAGATACCTTTAGATGATACATTCACCTTATAATCATCAGCCATGAACTTGAGATTTTCAGTCTTAAAGATGAACTCAAACTCAGCTTCAGTAACACCAACACTCAAACCAAACTCATTAGACGTTGGATTCTTAGTGTCAGTAGCAACCAAAGAGATAGAGCCATCAGCACCACGAACAACAACTTCTGGTAACGATAACTGATTAGCGGCATTGACTACTTTCTTATAGTCAGCTTCACTCATATCAAAAGATACTTCTGGATCAGGTAACTCAAGATCCTTTTCTGGAGGTGATACAACCATAGACGGATCAGTGTAAGTGTAACGTGAAGTGCTGTTACCACCGTTCTCTTTAATGGTTAATGACTTCTCACCAAAGTCCATTACCGCATCTTCGAACAAGCTAGTGAGACCGATAAACTGGTTCAGCTCATAGATAGCAAAGTCTTGCGGAAACGACTCACTCACAACAGCAGAAGCAAGGATGTTCTTCTGTGGCGATACTGTACGCAAAACATTACCTGTCTTGAACACAAGAGATGGATTAATGGTGGAAAAGTTTTTCAAAACGTCAAAAGTGTTATCGCTTAATTTCATGGTGATTCCTCATTATTTAAATCGTGATTGTGTAATGCAATCAATGCATAGTGTAATACTTTCATCAAGTCATCTCGGTTATAGCCATTCTTTCTACCATAACGCTGGACATACTTCAGGACATTCCCGAGAGCAAAACCCTCGCCATGCCCACAGTCAAGGATAAACTCTGTTGCTTGGAACTTGTTCTGCGAGTAATGCGCACGATATGTAGAGTTTACATACTCTCGTAAATCCACAAGCAGTTGCCCCTCATTGAACTTATACAGATTAGGATTGAACGCTAAATCTCGATCAGCTCCATCACCTTTCTCAGCTTCTTGGTCATCATCTTCGGGTGGAGGAACCTGATCAAAGAAGCTGTCCCAACCTTTCTTATCATATCCTATTGGTTGATTTCGGTCAACCTCAGAATAGTATTCATCGGTGTGCGCATAACGCAAACCTTGACCGTCTGCAGTCATACGGCTGGCTTCATCCCACTCAGCGGCAGTGGCATCGTCAATACTTTTACCCATTACTTCTTCCCCTTTTTCTTTTTCTTACTCTTATTCAGCACAGATTCATCAGCAGTTGCGCTGACACCTAATGCAGCCAGATCAGGCAAAGAACCACCAAAGTGGTATGAGCCAACATGAACCATCTTCATCCAAGGACAGAGCCATGTATCAACTCCAATCTTAGACATCCACTGACAGAACATATAGTCCTCTGACAAGTATCGCTTTGAGTCTGGGTCGATCAGTGCTTGGAAGTACATCATAATTTCACGAGAGCCATCAAAGTCTGTTGTCCGAACATGGTCAGGCAGATAAGTGAAGTCAGGATATGCTTTCTCAAACTTCTCAAACGCTGACCTCTGGACCATCATGAACCCAGTGCCACCCTCAAGAACCTTACATGGCTGATCAATCCTAATCTGACCATCTTCAGCATCTTTGGGGTTGAATACAAAATCACCAACATACTTCTCAAGATCATTTGGATCTTTGTCAGCAAACCCTCTATCAACAGCAGTCTTAATTTTCTCCCAAGCAATCGTTTTCTTGGGATATGGACCACACATTATCTCTTTACGGTCATCAGCCTCAGCATCTGGATCCATAAAGGCGGCAAGCGAAAGAACATCATGAGGATCAAACCCGATGTCTGAATCAATGAACATCAAGTGTGTCGAATCACTTCGCAAAAACTCATCAACACAATAGTTTCGAGCGCGAGTGATAAGCGATTCATTAAACAGATAAAAGAACCTGAGATCAACTTCATATGCTTGACACAACTTTGCGAGATCAGCTGTTGCTTTGGCATACATACCATGGCAGTTACCGCCATACATCGGAGTAGCGACCATGATCTTTCTCTTGCGCAACTCTTCCAATTTTATTTCCATTATAGTACCTCAGTTAATTTTGTAATGGAGAGATTATACAGCAAAACATGGAGAAAGTCAACCCGAAGGATGACTCTCCCCACACCAGTTTGATTAAGCCGCTTCAGTTTCTTCTCGCTCAGCAGCATCTAATATTTCACCAACAGCTTCAGCATCAATCTTTGTATAGAGATCAAGGAACGATGTCTTTGTCTCATCATCAAAACGGTTGATACACATATTGATAGCAGTCATTCGACCACCTTTGCCACCGAAGATCTTGTATGCCTTAGCAATGTGGACAAGGCGACGAGTCGAGATAACCTCATCAATACCACCATCATAAAACGTCTTGCGGATGATGTCAGCCCAATCAACAAGTTTGGCTACAAACTCAGAATCATCAATACCGAGAGACGAAAACAGATCACCGATGATACGTTTCTCAGTAGCAACAGCAGGATATTCTTGCTCAAAGGTGACTGGGAAACGCTCAAGGAATGCTTCATTCAGCACGTTGGTGCCGATAAAGCGACCGTCATCAGATCCTTTACCTTTGGTGTTAGCAGTAGCAACAACATTGAAGCCAGCAGCAGGAGTGATATACTCACCAGTCTTCTTGATAAAATATCCTTTGCCTTCGAGGATAGACTGAAGACACATAATCTTTGCTGGATTACCCAGATCGATCTCATCCAGAAGTAATAAAGCACCACGCTCCATTGCCTTGATAACTGGACCTTTGAAGAAGCGAGTGTCACCGTCAACAAGACGGAAGCCACCAATCAGGTCATCTTCATCAGTCTCGATGGTAAAGTTTACACGGATCACTTCACGCTTCAACGCAGCACTAGCCTGTTCAACCGAGAATGTTTTACCATTACCAGACATACCAGTAATGAATACAGGGTAAAACATCTGGGACTTGATAACTTGCTTCAGGGTTGAGAAGTTTCCGAAAGGAACAAACAACGGATCCTTAGCAGGAACAAGATTCTCAGCGAAGCCATTAGTAATCACGTTCATCTCAGAGACAAGTTTGTTTGGCTCAAGGTTTGTAACAGGAGCAGGAGCAGACACAGCGACAGGAGCAGGAGAGCTCACTGCAGTCGTTGCGGGAGCTGTTGAAGGCAGGTTATACAACCCACGGTCAACACGGAGAGCAGCTGCGAAATACTTGCTCGGGACTTTCACCCCAAGCTCACGAGCAACACGTTTGGTTTCAAGACTAGGAACAGGATTGCTCCCGTATTTTTCTTTCAACACAGAATAAAGGTCAGTCATATAGGTCTCTCTCAGTTATTAATCAATTTCAGAAGGTATTCTATCATATCTCGGGACATAAGACAACAAAAAAGTTAGCCAATTTTCACCTTTTTTATACCGATTTGGAATATAGGATATAACCAAAAGGTATATGAGAATAGGTTATTTTTTAACCTGTTCATCAATGACCGTGGATCCATTCCAGACCGAAAACAGCACCCAATACATAGAACAGTGGCGCAATGATAAACAGATCCATCACAAAATGTAGAACAAAGGACAGGGCAAAAATCTCTTTCCAGTGTACTTTACAGATGTCAAACCATTCAATTATTTTCTTCATCATATTCCCCTATGCAATCGACTCAATCAAGTCACTCAACATTTTACGCGATCCTTTCCGAGAGCCATTCGCTTTCTTAAAGGCAGAGCGTATCTTGGCTTTTGAAGCGTCACTCTCAACCTCAAGAGCATTGTTACTCACCTCAAGATGTTTACCACCCATAATAAAGAACAGCTCATCATAACCATAGTCATTTTTAAGGACAACAAACTTTTCCTTTCTTGTTTTCTCATGAAAGTCTTTGGCGTCATACCAACCCATACCGTTCGGTGATTCGCGACACCACTGTCTAACGCTGGTGGGGATAATACGATAACCAATAGTATTTGAGCCAGTGCGTTCGCGATAGATCTTCAGCAGCGCAGCTGTTGTCTCTTCAGAGTAACCAGTCACGCGATAACGTTTCTTGGTGACACTATCATTTATATACATCACTTTGTCTTTACTATTGAAGCAACCACGAGTCCAAGTGTTGTAACCAGCATCAGGGTTTGGGAATGCCATAGGATGGCTATCACCATCAGTCAAGAATATCGTGTTCACAATATCAAGACGATTCTTCTTCTGGAACTCAGCATGAACTTTTATACCAGCCATAATCGCATTGTCAAGTGGCGTACCACCCAGAGCCAAACATCTTGGTAAGTTGATGTCATACTTTCTACACTGCACCCAGTCATACTTTCTTCGACCGTTTGTCGAGCGAATGTCATAGTATGCTCCAACCGCAAGAACAAACTTGACCATATCATTGAATGTTTTGCGATCCATATTATTATTAAAGAACTCAAGGAGACGAAAGGAAGAATCATAACGAAGCTGATAATCAACCTGTTCTTGTGTCGCGTGTTCCGATTCAAAATCATTCCAACTGTTTGTAAAGGCATATACACGATATGGGATTTTCACTTTACGACAGAACAAAACTAAATTCAACATCTGGTCAATGGTGGCTTTTATGTCATCAATCATTGAACCAGACCAGTCAACATACATGATGATACCGTGACTCTTGCCATCTGGAGTCACAGTAATCTTGCGGAATATATCATCATTGTAACGATAGCTGTTCATTTTAACTGGATCAATAACACCAGTCTTTGCCATGGTTTGTCTAGAGTAAGCCGATGCACTTTTCTTCATCTCAAACTCTTTTGCCATATAGTTGACGCTTTGCTTGTTATTGACCATAAACTGCTTGGACAACTCATCACCATTGGACATTATTCTCTCATAATTCCTAGTGACAGTCTCAGCGTTGCCATATGGCGAATTTGTTTGTAAGAAGCTGAGAACATCTTTAGAGCTAATGATCAGATCATCAACAGGCGAGTCATTCAAGAACACATTGGTTATTTCAATGTCACCACTGTCACCGTGCTCAGAAGCAATACTCTTTCTCAGCGATTCATCAGTCTTGGATGACATCTCATCATCTTCTGGTGATTCACCGCCAGCACCGCCACCAAGAGTCGACTCACCGTCTTCATCTTCGTTTTCTTCTGGCTCATCACTGCTGTAATCATCACCGTCAGATCCGTCAGACTCTCCCTCAGATTTTTCATCTTCATCTTCATCTTCGTCAAAGTCATAACCGCCATCTTCATCTTCAGACCAGAAGTCACCATCATCTTCATCATCTTCACCGCTCATGGATTCATTAGCAGCACTTTGATTCTGTTGATTTTCTTCTTCTTGTTTCTTCTTACAGAACTCATACAAACGCTCAGTCAGATCAACAACCTCATCCCAAGTTTCTAGAGTCTCAATCTCATCAACCCAAACCTGCTCATCTGCTTCAATGCGAACACCAGCAGACCGACCACATTTGAAGTGAGTATTGATTCGGTCAATCAGACCATACTTGTTTATCTTATTGATGTCACCACCAAAAAAACCATCAGCAAGCATACGCTTATATGAAGAAATAAACGAAACGCGCAAACCCTGATAACGCTTCTGGATCAAACGCTCAATGCGGGCATCTTCAACCACATTAAGAAACGATCGAAACGTCTCACCACGTTGGTGAGTAGATTCATGCCAACCAGCTTCAGGAGTATAAAGAGCATGACCAACCTCATGACCAACCAAGTGATCATAAGTGTCAGACTTCATATCATCCCAGAGCGGTAGAGTCAATATTCTGTCACGGACATTAAACGATGCAGTCTTAGCTTGCTTGTGAACGACTGAGATGTTCTCAGTAGCGAGCAGGCGAGCTAACATGTCTTTAGATGTATTCATATATCGGTCTCTCATCAAATTAGACGCCCATTCTACCATATGAATAGGACTGAGACAACAACTATTTTGATTATTTTGGGGTTTTTTTATACCGATTTGGTTCTAAAAAGGGGATCTTTAGAACTTTTTTGTATAAAGGGACAAAAGTCCTGTATTATCAACAACTTAGCGAAATACGCTATCTTGCCCCTCTATTCTTGGTTTGATTAGCTTAGTGTTATCAGGCAGTTAACAACCGTGAACATCACCGTTGTTTGAAATGCCCAACACAAAATGCAATCTGATTTGCTTCTGTGCATACTTCCTCCTCGAAAATTATTTGATTTCTATTTTTCGAGGACGCTTCTCTTCTGGTAAATTGACCTTTAGATTTACTACAAGGATTCCTTTATCTAGAGTTGC